TGCTGGTGATTTACAGATACCAACAGGCGGCAGAATATTAAGTGGTATTAAATGGCAAACAGATGTTATTATCTTTACCGATACAGGTATAGCAAGACTTTACTATACAGGTTCTCCTTTTATATACGGTATTCAAGATGCTGGTACTAACTGTAAAACTGCATCACCAAGAACAATAGTATCCTCTGGTAACTTCTTAGCATGGATGGGGGAAAACTCTTTCTTTGTATTTGATGGTTCAGTTAAAGAAATTAAATGTGATGTGCATGACCATGTATTTGATAATATAAGATATTCATATAGACGTATTGCTTGTGGTGGCCATAACTCCAACTTTAATGAGATATGGTGGTTCTACCCATCAGGAGATGCACAACAAACACCAAACAAATATGTCATCTGGAACTATGTTGATAATGTTTGGTCAATTGGTGAAATGGATAGAGGATGTTGGATAGACCAAGGTGTCTTTGATTATCCTATCGCTTGTGATTCGCTTGGTAATGTTTATCAGCACGATAGCACAACATTAAACAATTCAGAGAATTTAGGGACAGCAGTACCTTACGCACAATCAGGGCCTATCGAAATAGGTAACGGTGATAACTATGTGCAATGTAATCAGATACTCCCAGATGAAGAGGCAAATACATTACCTGGCGTTGTTATAAGTTTTACAGGAAGATTCACACCACTAGGAGCAGAAACAGATTTTGGTAACTTTACTTTTAATAGTGATGGTTACACAGATGCAAGATTTACAGCCAGACAAGTTCGTATGAAAGTTACTGGCGATACTGACCAGATGTTTCAGGTTGGTAATATACGATTAGATTTAAGAAACAGAGGTCGTAGATAGTGGCAAGAAAAACACTGACACGACCAGGTGAAGATTACGATAAAAACTATCTTAACTATTTAATATCAGAGATAGAATATCAAACAGGTATGACTTTCAACAAAGGTGAAAGAATACAAATAAATGGTGGTGATGCCACCGAGTTAGTATTGGTAAGTCCAAATGGAACAAAATATAAAGTTAGTGTCGCAGACAACGGAACACTCTCAACCTCCACAACAGTCTAAAGAAGACTGGGAACTAGAGTTTGAAAGGTTAGAGCATCATATTATTCGTGCATTAAAGCACCAAGATATGTATAATTTAAGTGATATTAAAGAAAAAATAGGCCACGGAATGTTTCATATATGGCCTGGTAAGAACTCTGTAATGATAACAGAGTTTGTAGAATACCCCAGAGTAAAGGTAATGAATTTATTATTCTGTGCTGGGGACTACAGAGAGCTAGAGGCAATGCTCCCTAGCTTTGAACAATTTGCAAAACACTTTGGATGCAAAAGAATTTATGGTGGTGGTCGTAAAGGATGGCTACGAAAAATAAAACATCTTGGCTTTGAACAAGAATATCTGGTTAGAAAAGAATTATGAGTAAAGGAAAAAGCACAACTACAACAACGACTGATCCAACACAGATGGCTATATATCAAGACTTATATGATAGGTCTAAAGATATAGCCTCACAACCTTTTGTTCCATATACAGGTGCAAGAGTAGCTGGATTTAACCCAGACCAATTACAAGGATTTGATGCAACAAGAAATATGTTTGGTCAATCCATGAGCTTTGATCCTAGACAAAAACTTAATACCCTAGCAAATCAATCAACACCATCAGTCACGCCTTTTACAGGTACAGCAACACAATTACAACCAGCAGCAATGCAACAAGCAGCAAATATAGCTCCAATAGATTTATATAGTGGTGCTTCAGTTAATCGTAATGCTATAAGAGATGTAAAACCACAATCATTATTAAGCACAAATTTAGGTGCGTATCAAAATCCTTTTCAATCACAAGTTATAGATAACACTATTGGTGATTTAAACAGAGCAAGACAGATGCAAATACAAAGTGACCAAGATGCAGCAATTGGCAGAGGTGCGTTTGGTGGTTCACGTTCAGCATTACTAGAATCAGAAACAAATAGAAACTTTGCAGATTCAGTTGCTAAAGCATCTGGTAATTTACGTTCACAAGGTTTTGATAGAGCTACATCATTAGCTGGTCAAGACATAGGCAGACAGTTTGATGCAGATAGATATATGTCTGGTGTTGACAGTAATGTCGCTATGCAAAACGCAACCTTTGGTCAACAGGCTGGATTGGCTAGACAAGGACTGCTCGGAGATGTTGCACAAAATCAAGCACAACTAGATGCAAGAAGATTTGGTGCTGACCAAAGTGCATTAAATCAATTTGGTTTACAACAAGGCTCTTATAATAATGCTATGAACATGGCTAACATGGATGCAAGAAACAGAGCAAGATTTATGCAACCAGGATTAGAAATGCAAAACAGACAGTTCCAAGCTGGTTTATTAGGAAATCAATTAAGCGACCAATACAGAAACCTAGGTTTATTATCTGGTATTGGTTCACAACAGCAAGGACTACAACAAAGAGGCATGGATGCTGGATATGGCGAGTTTATGAGAGCATTAAACTATGGCCCACAACAACTTAGTCTATTGGCTCAAGGTGTTAGTGCGTTGCCTACACAATCATCTACAACCAATAGCAACAGAGGTTCATCTATAGCTGATATAGGAACTGCCGCAGGTGGTATAGGTCAATTAATAAGTGCATGGCCTTCTGACTCAAGACTAAAAGAAAATATAAAACTTATTGGTCAATCTAAAGGACATAATGTTTACACTTGGGATTGGAACGAAAAAGGGAAATCTATTGGAGCTTCCAAGTTCCCAACAACAGGTGTTATAGCACAAGAAGTTGCTCATATTCCTAACGCAGTAACAGTTGGAGATCATGGTTACTTGATGGTTAATTACGGAGAATTATAATGGCAATAAATAATTTTGGATTATTACAACCAAACCAACCATTAACTGAAGCAGATAAACTTCTTGCTGATATTAATAATTTTAATAATACAGTAATACCTAATCTTCCTCCTCTTGTAACCCCACCAGTTAATGTTCCTAAGTACACAAAGTTTGGAGACAATCTTGCTACATTAGGTGGTTTTGGAGATCAACCAGGAGAATTATTAACACAGAATGAATTGTTAAAAATGAATCAAGACCAAATAGATGCCTATAATAAAACAAGAAAGAGAGCTAGAACTCAAGGTATAGGCGAACTTTTAATGCGTTTTGGTGATGCTTTACAAGGAAAAAATGCTACACAATTAGCTTATGGCAGACAACAGGTTAAAGACCAAGAACAGGCCAAAGCAGCTTATCAACAAGCAATAAAAATTGCAGAAGCATCTGGTGATTTTCAAAAAGCAAATTTATTAAGAAGCCTTGGTTTTCCTGGTTTCCAACAATTACAACAGCAAAAAGCAATTGCAGAGTTTGGTATTGGAAAAGACTCTTCTCCAAGCCAAGCAAAACTATATAAACTTGCACAAGAACAAGGTTATAAGGGATCGTTAATCGACTTCATACAACTTCAAAAACAAAGCACAAATATTAATTTAAACCAAGGAAATTTCAATAAATTAGGTCAAGAGCTTGCAGCAGATGATTACAAACAGAGTAGAATTAGAGCAGCTGATGCTAATGCTGTTTTAACAAATGTTGACACACTTGAAAATTTATTAAATCAAGGTGTAAATACAGGTTTTGGTGCAAATCTTAGTTTAGGTTTACAAAGAATTGGTCAAAGCATTTTAGGTGAAGATTATAATGTTCCAGAGATTGCTGGAAGAGAGGCTTTCCAAGCAGCATCAACACAACTTATTTTACCTCTTGTAAAACAACTTGGTGTAAACCCAACAGATAAAGATTTGGATTTCGTTAGAACAGGATCAGCTGAACTTGGTAAGTCTGAAACTGGTAATAAATTAATGTTAGCTGCTCTAAGACTATCAGCCAACAGAAGAGTTGATGAACAAATTTTTAATCAAAATTTTTATGCACAACCAGAAAATCAAAACGCAACCATCTACCAAAGAGATATTGCATTTGAGGAACACAAAAGAAACAATCCAGAGTTATATACTTCAATAACCTTACAAGAGGCTTATGATAATTTATTGTTAAACCAAGCTACTAACGTAATATCAACTAATAATGCGAGTCCTTTTTAATGAAATATGAAATAGGAAAAATTTATACCTTTAATGATAAGGAAGGTGCATACCTCTACAAGGGTGGTGATCCCTCAGATTCTTCAAGTTGGAAAGGCAATGTTATGTCTGGGCCAGTTGCTTCAACTGGGTCTGGTTTAACTTTTGCATTTCAAGATGAAATAGTTGGTGGTTTAAGAGGTGCGTTAAGTCCAAACCTTACCATGAAAGAAGGTATAGACTTAGAAAGAAAAGCATTAAAGCAATATCAAGAAAAAAATCCACTAGAGTCTCTTGGTTATGAGGTTGGTGGAGCTGTGATACCAGCTATAGCAACATTTGGCGGATCAACACCATTAACTACCGCAAAAGTTGGAACATCGGCAGCAAAAGCTGGAGCTTCTGGTTTTGCTTATGGAGCTGGTTCTGGAGAAGGATTGCAAGACAAATTAACACAAGGGGCAATAACTGCACCCTTTGGTGCTGCAACAGGTGCAGCTACAACTATACTTTCAAAACCTTTTACAAAGATTGGTAAAACAATAAAAGATGCTTTTGAATCACCTGTTAAAAAGGGAGAGAAAGAAGCAGTTAAATTAGTTAAACAAGCATTAGAATATGACAAAACAAATATAGATGAAGCTATAAAATATATTTTAGAAAGGTCTGGTAAAGAGTTTTCTTTAGCAGATATTGGCCCAAGTAGTAGAGCTTACCTTGATGCAGTAAATGTCTTACCTGGCCCTGGCAAAAAAACAGCAATGGATTTTTTAATTAAAAGAAATGGCGGTGCATTAAATAGAATTAAAAGTGATTTAACAGATGTCTTTGGCGAACAAGGATCATATTTTGATACTTATAAAGCATTAGAAACAGTTAGAAAAAGCTCTGGTCAAAAAATGTATCAAAACGCATTTGAGACAAAAGTACCAGCTACAACAGAATTAACATCTTTAATGAAAACAGATGTTATGCAAGATGCACTTAATAAAGCATATAAAATAGCAAATGCACAAAAAGTTAAATTACCTAATTTAGTTATTGGTAAAAATGGAAAGCTATATACGCAAAAAGGTGCTGAAGTAACAGATATTGATACAAAATTTTTACACTATATAAAACTTGGATTAGATGACTCTATCTATACAAGCAAATCACCTACAAGTGGTGTTGGTAAAACATTATTAAGAGCAAATACAGAAATAAAAAATGAATTTTTAGATTATTTAGATTCTAATAATCCAGCTTATAAAGCGGCAAGAAATCAATGGGCAGAAAAATCTGCAATAATGGATGCTCTTGATTCTGGAAGAAACATTTTAAAACCAAGCACAAATGTAGATGAACTAGCAGATGAGATAACAAGAATGTCTCAATCAGAAAAATTAGCATTTAGAAATGGTGTAATGAATACTATTATAGACAAAATGGAGTCATCTGTTTTCGATGCAACATCAGGTAGAGGAACTAATCTTGCTTATAATATTGTAAAAACGCCAAAAAACAAAAAATTATTAAGGCTTACTTTTCCAAGCACACCTCAAGGTGAAAAATCATTTAATAAATTTATGTCTAAATTGAATGATGAAATACAGATTAAAGATACAGCTAATACAGTAGTTGGTAATAGTGCTACTGTTGGTAGAGCTGAAGCTCTTGGCCAAATTAAGAAAATAGTTGAGCCAGGAGACATACAAAACCTAAGTCCAGTAGGACTTATTTATGGTTTGTTCAAATCAGATTATAAGGGTGCTTCTGAAGAAGCCTCTATTGCAGCTGCTAATAAACTTGCACAAATGCTTACAGAAACCAACCCAAAAGCATTGGAGCAAATTAGAAGAGAAGTAGCTGAAAAAGGTTTTGCTGAAAATATATTAAAAAAATATATACCAAATCTAGGAACAGCAATTGGAAGAGGTGTTGTTAATCCTAGTCCAGTAGGTATTACAACAGGATCAATAATTCAACCTATAGCAGAAGGTGGTTCACGTTCCCTTAATGAATTACAAATTCAAGGTACTGGCGGTTTACTTAACTAACATGACATACCATGCCACGAGATACGGAGAGGATAGGTAGGAGTGGTGAATACTTAACCTGCTCAGTACTGGCGAGAGAATCAGACACCGTTACAATAATGCCTCATACATCCCATGCTGATGTAATCTTTGAGTGGGAACACAAACTCTATAGATGCCAAGTTAAAACAGTTACACATATAGAATCTAAATATAAGAACTGGCGTTTTGATATTCGTAAAGGACAAAGCAAATCAAAAAAAAATAGGTCTTATAATAAAGATCAAATAGAATTAATCGCAATGGTTAATCTTGAATACCAGACTGTATGCTTCAAAGCCTTTTCTGATTGTAAAACAACACAAATCACGATAAAGGACGAAATTATGAAATCAATCAATTCTGTTGAAAGTTTAAAAGAAGCTATGGAGTCGATTATTTTGGCGACTGATGGTCGACAAGGCAAAAATGAGTCGACTTCTGGTACTAAAAAAACTGCAATAAATGGCTGATTTCTGCTCTTTGACCCCTTCGTCTATCGGTTAGGACACCTGGTTTTCATTCTTAAATATTATCCATCACACAGTTTCTCGACTGTACATTATTTCCCTAAAAACCCTTGTTTTCTTTACAAGATTCGATTTATAATCTACTGAATAGGTAATTAAAATACACGCCATTTCGACACTTGAGGTCGACTGTATGGCGACTCTGCTTGGAGGTACGAGTTATGGCTAGATATAAAAGAGATACAAAGGTAAACAATTTATTAATCACAGAAAAAACTTATAGAGTCTTCTATCGCATTAATGGAAGGAAGAGAGAACTAACTCTTGGTAGTAGAGACATACCAATCAATGTAGCAAGAAACAAAGCACAACAAATACTTGGTGAAGTTGCACAAGGTATTGATCCATTAAATACCAGGGGCGGAGAAACTTTAAATCAAGCGTTTGAATATTACATTGATAAGTTAATACAAAACAAAAGAAGAGTTGCTATGCCTAACAAGAACGGTAAGCCTGGTGAGTATGTAAGAATGTGGGATAAAGATGTTAAGAATGATTTAGGTAAAAGAAATCTAACAGATATAAACAGGGGTGATATTACAAGATTACATTTAGAAATATCTAAAAGAGGTTCTTATACTGCTAACAGAGTTGTTCAGATGATATCTGGTTGTTATAACCATGCGATAGCATTATCACTGGTAGAAATAAACCCTTGTAAAATTAAACTAAACAAAGAACTTATTAGTGAGAATGAAATATCAGACAAAGAGTTTGCTGAATTACAAAGACAAATAAACATCAAGAGACAAACTGTTCGACCTAACTTTGTTAGCTCTTTAGATTACATAGAACTTTGTATGCACTCTGGTGGTAGATGTAAGAGTGAGATAGGCAGTGCCAAGTGGTCTGATTTGAAAGATAACAAGATAGTTCTAAGCGAACATAAGACCGACCATGAGACTAATGAAGATAGAGTCATCTATCTAAGCAATCAAGCTATGATGGTTATTAATAAGCTAGAGAGAAAAGGAGAATACATCTTAGATGTAGACTACCCTGTCAAGATGTGGAAACAACTAGCTAAAAAGATTGGTACACCAGAAC